GGGGGCCTTGGTCACCTTGGATGCCTTGCGGACCTTGGGGTCCAGTGGCACCTGTTGCGCCAGTGGCGCCGGCTGGGCCGGCTGGTCCGGTTTCGCCTTGGGGTCCTTGAGGGCCGGTGTCTCCCGTGTCGCCCTTGTCTCCCTTATCGCCTTTTACGCCGTCTTCAGATGTCTTAAGCGCAGTGGAGCGGGGTGTTCCATCTAGGGCTTGCGTGCCAATAGCGACGGGTTGGCCTTGCCAGCCAGCCTCGGTCTTGGGGCCGTAGAGGCGTTTGGTAACGACGTCGACGTACCAGTCGCCGTTGGTGCCCTGATTGCTTGGTGGGCCTTCGCCGGAATGCAGGTTGTTGAACTGCTCGACGCGCCTGGCAAGCTTCACCAGGGCGGTGATTTGCGCCAGCGTGAGGGTTTGCTGGGTCGCCATCGTTTATTGCAGCAGTGCTTGGATAAGGCGTTCCATCTGGTCTTCGTTGCCCGGGCTTTCGGCTTCAACAGGTTGCTCGGGAGCTTCTGCAGCTTCTTCCTCGACGGTGGATTCGGTGGCGACAGGCAGAATTTCGCCTTGGACCAGGATTTGGCGGAACTCGTCGCGGTCCAGTACGCCTTGGGCGAACAGTGCGTTCAGAGCAGTGATGTCTTGGCCGATCAGACGGTCGATGTCAAAGTCGCGGCTGATCTTGACCTCGGGTGGCTCCAGCTGGAGGTAGTTGGCGGCCAGGTTGAAGCTCTTTTGCAGGCTTTGTTCGAGATCCATCGAGACCATCGACATCATGGAGTTGGTGTCGACGCGGTCTAGACGGCGGGCGTCGGCAGATTCGGCAACGAATTTCTGTTGGCTCAGCGTGCTGATGCCAAGCGTTGCCATCTGCTGCTGTAGTTCCTTGATTTCGGCGCTCTGTGCCTCAAAAGCGCTCGATGCAGGCTCTACGTAGTAGACCTTGTTGCCCGGTTGAGTGGCCATTGCGTAGTTCACGCTGATGGCCATGTCCTTGGTCTGGTCGTCCCAGCCCTCAAGGACGAGCATCGGTTGGGAGGCGATGTGCAGGCTGTGGATGAGGTCGGCCTGACGTTGAAAGTGGGCCAGGTTCAAATAAGCGATGTCCAGCAGTGGGGGCTTGCTGACCATCGTGTCGGTCTTATTGGCGTACAACGTGACCAGCGGAATTTCACCCAGGCTGTAATCGCCGGACTCCACCAGCTCGTAGTCAGAGGTGCTGGTCGTCGCATCAAAGGAGTTGGGATAGGGGAAGCCGCCGACGGTCTCTTTTTGGGTTTCGGTCTGGCGGAAGATGCGATAACGGCCGGGTTCGATGACGCGGACTTGCTCGAACAGCTTTTCGCCAAAGTCACCGTCGGGGACAACTGCCTTTTCCGCGATGCGGACTTGGATCAACTTGCCGTAGTTGACCTCGCGGTCCAGGCGCCAGCCGTAGATGTTGGTGGGGTCGATCTCGATCCAGTACGGGCGGCGGTTCAGTGCACGCTCTTCGGCCAAGCTGCGGGCGCCAGTCGGTGCAGGGAAATCAACCAGCGTGTGGCTGTGGCCGTAGGTCAGCGCACAAGTAAGGGCGCGGCGGGCGTACTCATCCAGATCAGAGCCGCAGCCGTCGACGTCCTTGGAGAAAATCTCGGTCCAGTAGGGGTCGCCAGTCAGTGTGATTGGCTTGCGCAGGATCAGACCTGCAGCTGCACGGACTAGGCGCTGGGTGTAAGGCGAGAAGACGGCGCGGTTGACGCGGGCTAGGTATGCCGAGTAGTCCTCGCGGGGTTCTAGTGGGAGGAAGGCTTCGCTCTTTTCGCGGAGATACTCCGTGCCGTTGGTCACGGCTTTCATGATTTCCCAGCCCTTCATCTGGTCCATCACCGCTTGGGTGCGCGTGAAGGGGTTGTCAGATCCGCCCATGTAGGTGGAGCTGACGAGGTGGGTGCGGATGCGGCCGGGAACGGAGTAAGTCATTTAGTCACCACTTGGTGCGATCCGCCCAGTAAGCGGCTGACATCTTGCCTTTTGCGATGTTTTTCGCGTGACGAGCCTTGAAGGCTTCGCGGCGGGCTTTGCTGGATGCACTTTCCCCCTTGCGTGCCGGTGAGCCACTGACTCCCTGTTGCCCGAAGCGGATTAACCGCACTTTGTCCCCTTCCTTGGCCAAAACGGCATGGGATTTGGTGGGGTGGTCCGGGGTGCGCTTGGGTTTGTTGTACCCAGCAAATTTTTCGCCGCGACGCTCAATCATCGTCGTCCTCCACCTCGATCATCACCTCGATGCCAGCCGCTAGGCGCGTGGTAAGCGCACCAAAGTCGACTGGGTCCGTGGGGGTCAAAAAGGTGAAGGTGGCTGAGGTCATGCGGGTCTCAGCGTCCACCTCCAGGTGGATGCATCCGCCGGGGCAAATTCGAGTACCCATGACCTCAGCCTCCGTTTAACCCTTACTCAAGGTTGCTGGTGATCGTGCCGCTGGTCACGAAGTTGCAGGTGGCAACCACCAGATCGCCAACAGTGGAGGCAATGTCCATGCTGGTGATGATGCCGGCAAAGCTCACCGAGTCAGAACCGGGGGTGCTGCCGGTCGTGAACAGCTCGAAAGTGGCGTTGGCGGTATCACCAGTGGTTACAACGTCCTCGATGAACGCGGCTTGGCCGGTTGCTTGAGGGTCGTAAACCAGCTCGACGGTGCCGGAACCGGAAACCAAGCTGCCGACAAAAGAGCGGAAGGTGTCGCCGTGGTCGGTGACGTCCAAGGTGTCCTTGGTGATGTTCAATGTCCAGCTGCGAGTGCCGACAATGGTGGCGTTAGCGCCGCCATCGGCCTCGAACTGAACAGAACCTTCTTCTCCACGAAGAATGGCCATGACTAGACAGGAAGGGGTCTATATCACGGAGTCTAACTGCTTAACTGTCGTAAATCACGGCAACATTTCGCCTAGCCGTGGTAAGCAACCGCAATGATCGGCTCCACGCTCGGTGTGCCCGAGCTAATGGCAGAAATGCGCATCCGCACCTTATTTGCCGGCTTCCCTGTATAGAAGTAGGCGTATTGGCCGTCGGAGTTGATGGTTTTGCTGGTGTCAAGCTCGAACCACGTGCCGCCGCCGTTGAAATTGGCCTCGAACTTCATCGTGAAGTTGGCGCCACCTGTCACAACAGCGGCAAAAGTGAACTCGCTGCTGTCGGCGTGAACCTCAAGAGCGTCGTTGACGGCAGTAAGCGCGGTCGATTCGTGGTGTTCGACCAGATTGGTGCCGCGAGTGATAGTGAGGGCCATTACTTTTTCCTTTTTTTGGCGGTTTTGGCGGCCTGTTTGAAGGCTTTGGCGGTTGGGGCGCCCTTAGAGCCGGGTTTGCGCATCTTTTCGCCCGAGCCAGCCTCGATGCGCTTGCGCTTGGCGTGGATATTGGCGTAAAGACCGGGCTTTTTCTTAGCTTTTTTCTTCTTGTCGCCGTAATGCTCGGGCATGGCTACTTTTTCCTCTTGGAGGCGGCTTTTTTCGCCTTGCGAGCAGTGTCATACGCAATAGCAGCGGCCTGTTTTTGGGAATAACCCTCCTTCACCAGCATCCGAATGTTTTCGGAGATGGTTTTCTCGGAATAGCCGCGCTTTAGAGGCATGTAGCTCCAGCGATATTCGTATTTTAGTAAAGGCGGTAGGAAGTTTTGCCCAAAGTTCCGATTTTTGCGAGGTTGAACTGCTGTAGACACATGTATCCGAAGGCGTCGAAGGCGTGGTCGACACCGAGATTCTTGTTGGGGAGGCCAGTTCCAGGGGCGTAGGTCAAAGTACGTAGTGATTTGATTAGTTCTTTACATCGAGGGTGGATATATGTGCGGCGAGCTCCAGTGGCATCGAGTAATGCGGTGTTGACGCAGGTGATTTTGTCGCGGATTTTCCAGGGGGAGCGGGGGCTGGAGACGTTGAAGCCGCTGCGGCGCAAAATGTTGTGATCTGTCAGGCCGACACCGCTGGTTTTGCGGGCGCCACCCGTGGGGTCGGGGCAGGCAATAATGCGGCGCTCCACGCCGAAGCGGCGGGTGACTTCTTCCGCGAAATCCCACGTGGTGGCGCCACCCGTCAGCATGATTTCGTCGAAGACGTAGAGGGTGTCGTCCTTGCGGACCGCGCAGATGCCTGACATGGGGTCGACGTTGAAGTCGACGCCGAGCAAGACAGGCAAAACGCTGATGTCTTCGGCTTCGGTGCTGATGTTTTCGTCGCCGAAACTGACTGCCACCAGGCCCGAAAGGTTCTCGAAGCTGGCCTCGAACTCTTGGCGGAAGGTGCGGGCGTCGAGTTGGCTGCGGGCGGCTTCGATTTCTTCTGGTGGGACGTTGTCGCCGTCGATCGTCGTGAATTGCCACCGGCTCCAGTCGTCGTCGCCGCTGTCTGCGTATTGCCAAAGTTCGTAGAACCAGCTGGCCGTGCCGTCGGGGGTGGAGATGAATAATGCCCAGCCTTGTTTGTCGGCCAGGGCGGGGCGGATCACCTCGAACCAGACTTCGCTCGACATGAAGGCGGCTTCGTCGAGCACCACGCCAGCCAGGCTTCTACCGCGGAGGGCCATCGCGTTCTCCGTGCCCTTCAGTTCGATCGTCGAGCCGTTCACTAGCTCGATCTTCAGGTCCGTTTCGTTCTTCGACTTGATCCACGCTTTCGGCACCAGCTTCTTCATCACCTTCCAGGCGATGTCCTTCGCCATCCGGTATGTAGGGGCCGCGTAGAAGAAAGTTTCGCCCGGTCTTTCGATCGCCCCACGCAATAATTCGATGCATGAGAGGTAGCTCTTGCCGAAACGTCTACCCGCTACTAGCACTCGGAAGCGTTTACGGCTGTTAAATACTTCACCTTGGGCATATCGGAGGTTGAGAGTTCCAGCCGCTGCCGTCATTTGTATTTGTGGGGGTACTTTCTAGGGTAGTACAGGAATTTGAACCCCTCCCCCCTGTAGTACAGGAGAAGAAATTGAGGTTATATCAGTAGGTTCCCCGGGGATCACACACTCGCACAGAAAAACGAAACCCTCCCCCCGGGTAGGGAGGAGGGTCATTGGTTAGGTGATCACTTGCCAGGCGAGAGCGAGAGCAAGAGCAAGCCAGAGGAGCTTGGCTTGTTGTTGTAGCTGCGAGATGGTCTCGGCTTGATGGTCGGTTAGCTCCAGCGCGGCGGAAATGATTTCGGCTTTGCTGGTCTGTTCGTTGATGTTGTTCACAGCAGGAACAGCAGCAGGGGGAGGACCGGGAGGGCTCCCGCGAGCATGAGCTTGATGGGTCGGAGCATGGCGTGGTATGCCGAACTGCTCTTGCATTGTACTACAAAACAACACGTTGGGTAGACGTTCCAGCCAGATTGTCGACTGTCTAGTAGACGTACTGGTGTACTACTACCCGGCGGTGCGCTTGTCGTCGATGCTGATGTTGAGGGTCGGTGCGGCCGCGGCCTGTTGCTCCACGCCAGCCTCGTTGATCACCGCGCCCATGTCCTTGAGCAGCATCGCCACCGTCTGTAGTTGACCCTTACGCAGCGCCTTCTGGACAGTCGCAAGGCGCAGCGCCTGGATTTGGTTAAGCAAATTGTCTCTTGTTTCGATTTGTTCCGTCTTCAGAAGCTCCATGGCGGAGGAATAGTCACGCGATGCGGTGACTTCAGACACGCCAAAGCGATCCATCACTTTCTGCAGGACTTGCCGCCTAGTCCCACCGTCCAGCATGGTCGCGTAGGCGTAGTTCATCCTTTCGTCCATCCGCTGCTGTGTACCCTTGCCACCGCGCCAGCGTTTGGTCTCATCGTTCGCAACGGTGAGCGGCTTCTTTACTTCCTGGCCGTCCGATTCCGCCACGGTTCCTGATGCTTACTGTCTGCGGTTATGTTAACCTCTCCGCCGCTGAAGTCTTGCAAGCGAGCGAAGCGAGCGCAGCAAAAAGCCCCAACGCAAAGGCCAGGGCTCGGGATTGGTGTGATGCCGGGAGCTTAGATGCGTCCCATCGCCAAGTCATCCAGCAACTCGGCGAGTGTGTCGGTTGGTAATTGGCCAGCGATGCGGGACAGCATGGCGCGGGGTTCGAACTGGTCGAGCATGTCCTCGAAGTCGTCGCGGATCTGCTGAGGCTCCAGCCCTTCGGATTCGTAGGAGGTGTCGGGTTGCCAGGTCATGGGTGAGCTTGGTTGGCTTTCATGTGCTACATTAACACACGAAAGGCAAACCCCGCCACATGCTCACCAGCTCAAAAGAACGCAAGCGCAACCGCGACGAGGAGCGCGAAGCAGCCCGACGCCTCAAGATCGAGTGGGCGGACAAGCTCTGGCTAGCTCAGAACCACCCATGCAGTGATGAGATCTTGGCTTGGTTGGCAGAGCACCGCGCCGAAGCCAGCAAGATCGGCTCCAGCCGTTGGAACCTGGAGACGCTGCCCGAGCTTCACGCCAAGCAGCAACAACTCCGCCAAGCCGCAGCATTCCAGGAAGTGCTCGACCGCGCCAAGGTCAGCCACCAAACCTTGACCACCGAAGCAGTCCTAGCTGCCGGCGGTTTTCCACAAATTCCACAAGATTCATTGGGGAAAACGAAAAACGCCGCGCAACCGGTCCGAGGCGCCAGCCGAGGACGCCGCGCACACGCCGGTAAGCGCCAGCCCTCACGCAAAGGTGGCCGCAATGGCTGAACGTTCCCGGATTTCGCTGTCCCCTGCAGCGCTCCACTTTGAAGTGCTCCAGCTATGGGCAGAACTTGAGGGCCGTCCCGTTGCTGATGTTTCCCTAATGCTTATCGAGAAGGCTTTGCGTTCTGCTGCCAAACAGAGTGACATGCCCCAGCCCTGCATCGACCTATTGCGCTCTCCTCCCGCACGAGAGCCCGAGGCTTAAGCTCCAGCCCTGCCCTTACCGGTGGGGCTTCTTTCTGTCTTACGAGTGAGACTCACGCGACTACTTCCGCGACCGCCTACGCTTCCTGGCTCCAGCTATGCCCTCTCGTGTGGTGCCGTCCGGTTCCTTGTCGGATAGCACCATGCCCAGGGCAGCGATGATCAGCAGCACGCCAAACACGATCATGAATGCTCCAGTCATGCGGCATGAATGGCGGTTTTACTGTTTGACCCTAGGCAGTAAGTTCTAGGTTTTCAAAGTAAGTAACCACGCGAGCTAAAAAGTTGTCCTCGGCTTGAATGAGTTCGTCTTGCGTCATGTAGTGGACGTTCGGGGTGCCGCAGCGACGCGCCAGCACAATGGCTGCTCCAGTCGGTTTAAGGCCGGTGAGATGCTTGAGTCCCAAGCTGTAAGCGCCGCACTGGTCGATGTATGAATGGCCGGGTGGGAGACGCTCCATCCCGTCGTCGTCAGCCTTGGTCTTGCGGCCTACCGAGGTTTTCCAGTCGGCAAGTACCAGTGCATTGTTCTTGAGGCCGACTAGGGCATCACAAGTTCCAGCGAATCCGGCTGGGTGATGAATGGAAAATTCGGAGGCAAAAACCTCGTGGACATTCTCGGTGATCCAGTCACTTAGGCCACGGGCGTAGCCTGCTGCGCTCCAGCCAACACGGGGAACGTTTGGTCTTACCCGCTTGAGTGCCCATTGGGTGATGGGGGCGGGGATTCGCGCCAGTCCTTGATCGTCCCAGCGAATGGAATT